CTCTTCCGGCATCTCTTTCGCTTCCTCCAAATCAACGAACTCCTCTTCCTCTAGCTCCATTTCGTTTAATTTAGTTACAAGTAGTTCCTTCAGGCGAGGAGTGATTGTTTCTTCTAAAGCTGCTTTAGCATTGGCGATTGCAGCTTCTCGTACTGCTTTAGCCTCAGCGATAGCCTCCTTAAAAAGGTTTGAATCGTTCTTCATAATTAAAAATTTAAGGGATTCGTACGTTTATTAAAAACGTAATATAATTAATAAAAAAATACCGTATTGACGATATATTGCATTAATATATATCTAAATAAAAACCGAAAAAAGATTTAATATATATTTACCACAGTAAACATTTATTTGCTGTTAAGCAAAGAAGTTCGCTAACCAATTCATGGGCTTTAGCGTACTTATTAACATACTCTCTATTTTCATTTAACTTTACCGGCTTCATAAAAGCCCCTTTCGTAGAAGGATTTGAAACGAAGTCCCAGCATACTAATTCAAAATCATCTTGAACTTTTAAATACCCCTCATTCGTCTCCTTTACCGTACCGGTTCCTCTAGAAGAGATTCCAATAGTATGACCCCCTCTCAGTATTTCTCTAACGATATTACCGGAAGGGGTATTTAATAGCTCTAACCTACCTAGTAAATCGTTTCCATCCCACCATAAAGCTTTAACGACATGAGAAGCATTCTTAAGGTTAACAACGGGGGAGTCTGGGTGATCTAATTCGCCGTATGCGTTTCCAATTTCAACAAAGTTCTTAACATACTTCTCTACTTCTCTAGAGAGTACCTCTAACTCATATACCCTACCGTTATGGTTTTTATCACCTGCTCTTTGTACTACTCCCTCTACTTCAAACACTCCAGGCTTTGTAGTAGACTCAACAAGTAAGCCTTTAAACGGGATATACTCTGTAATTACCGGGTTCATTTGTCTTCAATTATCTTTTTAATTAAATTAGCAAAAGATTCTTTTAAATTAAGTTTCTTCATACTATTAGCCGTATCTACTAAACTAGTTTCACTCTTAGTTACCTGCATAGGTAAATCTGTTCTTTTACTTTCTTTTTCCGGAGTTGTATAAAAGTTTTTATTTCTCTTTAAGTTTTTTAGAGCAATACCCCTTGCTTTACCGTACTGCTCTTCAGTAGGGCGCTCTCCAGGGAGTAGTCCTGCTTTCTCTAATTCAACTCTAATACCTAAATCAATCTCATATAATGAGTAATTATCCTCAGGTAAAAACATTTCGGAGGGGTAGTTCATTTTGGGACTTTCGGATTTCTTGCTTTCAGTTAAAATGCCCTTATTTCTAAGTATTTTAACAATATCCTCAAAAGTATTAGCAGGTGAAATAAAATCTGGAAAAGTATTTTTTGCGTCTCTTACAAAATTAACTTTGTCAAATTTGCCTTCTGCTACTGCAGTGTATTTTTCTTGTAAAGTTTTCATAGTTTTAAATTTTACCCTCCTGGTAGTACCTGATTACGTCCATAGCCTTGCTTTTGAACTTAGGTGGCTTTTTAAATCCATACTTTTTTAAAATCTTAGCTCCAGGTGTATTGTAGCTATCTTTCCCAGGAGCTGTAAAAGCGTACTTAGTTAGATAGCCTGATACCGCTCCAGTTGCAGACTGTTCGGTTATAGCTTTTATTACAAGCTCCCTAATCATCTTTCTAGTTATCTTGTTTGGCACGTTTTAGTTCTTGTATTAATTCGTAGTAGTTCATTAAAGCAACGAGGTGATTATCGTCTACCTTTTCGTTATTCTTTATTTCAGTTATGTAATTTAAAAGTTCGCTGAGTTTAATCTTTAATATTTCATCCTCTACGTTACCTCCTAAATCCTCTAAACTCTCTCGTATAACTTTCATATGTTCATTGATAAAATTTTTCAATTTTTTTGTCGATGAAACAGACGTCACAAACTCTTTTAGTATTAGTTTTTGCTCCGGTAATAAATTTTTATACTTTGTATTAAATTTTTCCAGTAGTATTCTATAAGTTAGTAATCTAAGGTCGTCATCATACTTAGAATACTCCTCGATTAAACTCTCTCTTGAGTCTTGCTCTGTTGGCAAAGTCTGAGTCATATACTCCAGTAGAGTAGTCTTATTATTTATAATAATATCCGGATCAATAAGTTCAGCGCTATTATGAGCTTCGATCAAGGTGTATGCTGCTGCTAATACTTTATACTCTGGTACCTTGATTGTGAAAAATTCATCAAGATCGTAGCTAGCTTTAATTTCTTTGATTAGATCATATTTCAGCTTGAGTAACTTTTCTTTGTTAAGTTTTCTTGATATTTCTAAAACTGTAGAAACTATAGCGTTTGCCTTATTAGTGTGTACATTTACGCTTTCAGTTATAGCTTGATATAGTTTATTTTCTTTAGATAGTACAGAGCCTGAATGGAAATACTTCTTAATAAGGTTCGAAGATGCAGAATCTTTACCTTCAAGTACATCGGCAGTTAACTGCTTAACCAAGAGGTTAAAGAGTAAGCCGGTATTTCTATACTTTGAATGTTTAATTTTATTCATTAGATAGTATTCTTTTATAAATATACATTAATTTCTATAAATCTTTAATATTACCTTCATCTAGTAGATTACTTGTACCTTCGAAAAGATTTGTTTTTTTCGGCTTAAAAATATCTTTATTTTTGTAGAATACTGCTTTAGTCTTAGTTCCTTCATTGACGTTCTCATTATCCGAAGGATATCCGCCTTTCATCCCGTGAACTCCTAATCTATCTCTACCCCCTAGTGGGTCGTCTTGAGTTCCGTACATTGATACATGTTTTACCGGTCTTCCTCTTGGAACTTCCCGTTCATTGTACCCTGGAGGGAGATCTTGTTTATCGTCTCGATCAGCTCTGTAGATAGTAGCGAGATCGTGAGGTGTCCCGTAGGTTTCTCCAGTCTGTGCGGGGTCATTTCCTTCATTTTCAATTTGGGTCAATCTAAATGCTCTCTTAGCATCCTCTCTTATCAGGTCTCTCATTTCAATATACTGGTCTTCGGAGAACTTTAGAATATTTTCATAAATCCAATCACTGGAAATAAGTTTTGTTTCTAGTAGAGAGTTAATAAGGTTAACCTTTTCTGTCATTAGAGCTATTTTCTCTTGCTCATATATTATAGAAGGTGTAGATAGAGTTAATTCGAAATTAGTTAAACTTTCACCTGTATAACCTTGAGCATAAAGATGTACTAAAGCTATCTTAGTTAACTCGCTTTCTACTATTCTTTGAATACGTTCAACAGTTCTAGCAAATCTGATATCTTCAGCCGCTAGTGTTGCTTTACCCTGTAATTCACCTTCGTACCCAAAATACGCTTTAGGTATCTTTAAGGCTGCAAATAGTTTATTTCTTAGGTATTCAACATCACCGGTACCATCGTAAGTTAATCCAGGTAATGTTTCAATTTTTGTTGTCGTATCGTTACCTCGAATAGGTATGTAAAAATCTTCTAACATGTTCTGCATGTTATACCTCATATTGTATTGACCGGTCTGTTGATCAATATACGGGGTCTTTTTCATAGAGTTGATAGTTTTTTGCATAAACTGTTCAACTTCATTTGCAGGAATAGATCCTACGTTAACGTAAAAAACCCTTTTTTCCGGGGCTCTTGCTATCCTGTGTAAAAGCATAGCGTCCTCCATCAGGATCATCTGCTTAAAAATCTTTCTCCCGGGTTCTATATAAGATCTTCCATATGGTAGATAATTAGCGTCGGATAATAATCTAAAGTGAGCTACTTCGTAATTATCTAACTTTATAGCATTTTTTTGAGTCTGAGGCATATACCCCGGGTCTAGCGTAGCCATGAGGCCATCTAAATCTAATATAAATTCTACCTTTGCAGGATTCTCTTTATCACTTCCTTCAAATCTAGACATATTGTAGACTGAATAAGGTAGTACATTATATACTCCGAATTTGTCAGAAATCTCTAATTTTAAAAAGAAATCGCCGTACTTACACATCTGACGGACCCAGGTCCATAAATTGAATTCGATGTTAAGTATGTCGTAAAAAAGGTTATCTAATATCTTTTTAATATTTTCATCGGAAGTATTTACTGTTAAAAGCTTGCCTTGTTCATTTTTCAAAGTCGCTTCATCAGCAATAATATCCAAAGCAGATGCTATAATCGGATCTGTATCCATGGATTCATAATCAGAGTACAGTTGCTGCCGTAGAGTCTGGTAGTTTAAATTTGGATTGTAAATGTTTAAATTTCTATTTACGTACAACCTTGTGTACCTATCCATCAAAGAGTTAGTTCGGTATTTACCGGTAGCTTGAATTTGATTAGTATCAGCTACTTTAATACTTGTACCTCCTACGTTTCTGATTATTATATCGGTGGAAAAGAGACGTCTTAGTCTACCGAATACGCTAGTATCTGCCATAATTTAAAAAAGCCAGTTTAAGTTTTCTACCTCTCCTCTGTTATTTACCATTTCGAAATAAGCATTGGGCGGTGGGGTGTTGTTATAAATATGCCTCCTGTTATTAACATTGGATATTGTATTTAACTGCGCCCTAGTAAGCTCCATACCCTGTTGCTTAATTCTAATAGCAGTATCCCTAACAAACATTGCTATACAGTATGTTATAACTAAGTCGTCATTGTATCCGGTTTGTGCTTGGGGTTTTCCATTTCTCCATACAAACACTCGTAGCTCTTCTAACAATCTTTTTGACCGAATTATTACACTTTTATCTCTAAAAAATTCAGTGCCCTTAGCAACAATTAATGGTCTGGTTTTAGCTGTAGTTGTAAACCCGGGAACGTTATCTCCCCTTTCTACTTTATTAAAGTAAGTCTCAACATCTAATTGATCGTTCCTTACTGAGTAGTAGAGGTTAGGGTAGTTTTTTGATATCAACTCTTCTAAAGTCGCCCACCCTATTGAAGCGTTTTCTACAGCTAGTAAAGCTCGATTGTATTCAGCTCCTATTCCGTATAATAAACTTGCGAATTCCTTAGGTGGCAACTTACCTCTGTACTCGGCCACTTGTGTTAGTTTTTCTATGTCGAAGATATGAAATGCAGAATAATCTGTACTATCGCCTCTAGCTACATCTGCTACCAGTAAGTAGTCTTTATTGTAATCCGGATATTCCCATATCCATAAATTAGAATCGATTCCTCTTCTTTCTAAAGGTTCGATAGCAACATTCTCTTCGTAATATGTTATATGGTCCGGCTCAAATACGGTGTCCCCGGAAGATAAAAAAGAGCAGTCACATTCCTGAGCTGCCATTCGAGTACCTAAATCGCTATCCTGTTGGATTCTCCAAGATTCATCTCTTTCTGGATGGAGTCTCCAAGGTAGTTTAATTGGTACAAAAGAATTATCTTTTTCTTCGGCTTTAACCCACGTTTGATGAAACCAGTTACCTACCCCGTTAGGTGTTGATAATGCAATACATTTTCCCCCTGTAGCTAAAGTCTGCTGTGCAGAAGCAAAAGTTTCATCTATATTTTCAATAAATGCAGCTTCGTCTATGACTAGTAAGGATACAGCTTCAGATCTAGCGGAATCGCTATTAGATGACACCGCTTTAGCCTGTGATCCGTTAGCCAATCTTATGGAAAGTTTATTATTCTCAACAGTTTTAACTTTTAACCAGACTGGTAGATTGTCGTAGGCAAATCTAATCTTTGTAATTAGGTTCTTAGCAGTCCCTTGAGTCGTTGCTAATGCTAAGATATTTCTATCTTTTTGGAAAAGTATCAACCATAATGAATACCCAGCAACTAATGTTGATATTCCTAACTGTCTTGACTTTAGTACTATGTTGTACTGGTTTTTGTTAAATTGGTTGAGTACTTTCTCCTGAAAGGGGTATAAGTGGAATAGTATTCTTCCTTTAGTTGGGTTCTGTATGTACACATACTTCCGCATGAAGTATACAGGATCCTTAGCACAATTAATGTACTCCTCTTTAATAAGAGTTTTTATATTAACCGGCTGTTCACTCATTTACCTAGTTTCCAAAGCAATTTGAACGAGCCTTGTGGGGTTAAATCTTGATTTATCCCTACACCTACACCAATTGCTTTACGTTTTTTGGTTCTGTATAGAATTTCACCACCAATATAACCAAGTTGCCTTGGACTTCCAACCACTCCTATACCAGTATACCATTCTCTATTATTGAGATAAATAGTTTTTTCAATTGTAATTTCAGGTATTTCCAAATTTGATTGGACCTTACGAGCTATAATATAGTTTTTTGTTATAGTGTCGCTTATTACTATGTTACCAAATGTATCAACTTGAACTGTATCTTGATAAGCGTATTTGGAATAATAGTCTTTTAGTATTTCGTTGGTATCAATTGGGGTGTAGAATGTATCTGTTTCGAATTCAAATTCGGTTACAGTTTCTACTTTGGTTCTCCATTTGGGAACATATACTGGGGTTTCAACTTTAACTGGGATTTTTTTAATTGTTGTTTTAATCTCTATTCGTTCCTCTTGGGTTTTATC